TCTCATAGAGATGTTTCTGTAAGTCTCTCTGGCCGCAAAGTCCACCCCTTGAGGGATTTCAAGAGGCACCATCACCAGACCAAAAGCGTCTCTAGTGAATGCGATGTTCTGCACGAACGTCGAGGCTGCGGTCGGTGTGCCGGTGAGGATCGAGACCTTCCCTGAAGCGGTAGAAACTGTCCCGTTGGTAACGTTCTGATACGGTCCAGATGTGACCATCGCGGGGGAGATTTGAAGTACGGCAGTAGACGCCGCGCCCGGCTGGGTGGTGGCGGTAATGACGAAGTTCTTCAAAGACCCCGTGGACTGTCTGTTCTGGGGATTGATTGCAAACACCGTACCGAAAGTCACCACTTCTCCGATCTGGAACACGTCGGTCGAATTAAACCCGACAGTGGAGATCGAAGACCCCGATTGAGAAGCAGGGGCGTTAGAGACTAGAGCGTTGGAAGAGATGTGGATGTACGAAGAGACCGAAGGAATGTTCTGGTCCATATACACCTCGTAATTCCCTACCGTTGCCAGATAACCCTTTACCAGGGCTTCTTTTGCGGTGGGCATTACGAAACTACCCGTGAGGCTGTTTGAAATCGACCAGTAAGCCGCAGGATTAAACACCATCGTCCTGTTGTCTTGCGGGGCCGCGTTTTCATCCTGCCTCTGACCAACCAGTTGAATCGAGGTCGAGAAGAACGCCGGAGTCGTCCCCGGAGTACCAACAAAGTTGGATACCCCCGAGAAGTTCTGGAGCACGTCGAAGTCGATCTGGTTCGCCATCCCTGCCATAGCGGGTTTCAGGTATCTCTCTGAGAACTCTTCAACCGTAAGGGTCAAGTCCTGAGAGGTGAACTGAAAGGCTACTTGCTTCTGTTTGTTGATGGTAATCGAGACCGAAGGCTCAGCAATATCCTGAACCTGAAGTCCCGGGCCGTTGGCAACCGTGAAGCGGTTGGGCTTCCGAATGGTGAGAGAATTCCCGATCTTTACGAACTGATTCTCAAACTTCCGGTTCACCCTGTTCGCCGCAACCAGGTTGTTCTCCAGGATCACCAGGCTTTCTTTGGTGATGATCGATGGAGTAAGTAGTACCTGTTGAGACATTTAAGACTCCTTGGGTTAGTGCCTCACCCCAGGTCTCACAGAGTTCAATTCCTTCTTCCTGCGTGCTGCGTACTGCTCCATCGATTCCTCTTCAGGTGATGGGGCGGTTTCAGAAGACTTCGAAATCGGCGAGATCGGCTTGGGTGCGGCCGAAACGGGCTTGGGTTTCTCAGGGGCTTGGGTAAGCCTCGCTGTGATGATTCCAAGCTCAACTAGCTGTCTCGCAACGTCGGGATTTCCATCAGGTGCTTTGTACGAGGAGATGCGCTCTGCTTCTGCCGGATTCTTCCCGAGATAGTACTGAATGTCAGGGCCTTGTTCGGAGTTGAGAATCGCGTAAGCCATAGGGAATGAGACCTGAACCTCGGCAGACTCCGCTACTTCTGCGTAGTCGGGGTATTTTGCTCTGGCAGTCTCTACCCGCTTATTGAAGGCGTCTTGCACGGCTTTTTGCTGTGTAAGAACGACCTCCTGTTCGCGCTTCTTGTTCTCTTCGTCAAGCCTTTGAGCGACCCTCTTGTCGGCGATCCACGCTGACTTGGCGGCAATCCAGTCTTCCACCGCGTTGTCATAAGCATCGGGATCGCCAAAATCGGCACTCTTGGGCTTGAGAGGTTCTGTTTCAGTCTTTGCAGGTTTTTCAGCAACGCCTGTTGCTCTTTCCAACGCTGCCAATATCCTGAGTTCTCGGGCTTCTGCGGCTTCGCGGGCGCGTCTTTCGTCTTCCCGTTGTCGCGTCAGCTCATCGATTCGTTTCTGAACACCTTTCGCGGGCTTCTTAGCCTCTTCAGGGGTCGCGGATGAATCTTCCGAAAGTTCCTTTGCCGGTTCTGCTGGTGCCGTATCAGCAGCCTTTGGCGTTTCCTTGTCTGCGGCTGGCACATCCTTTACCGGGGATGCGTCCGGTTGAGTCTCGATAATAGGTACGTCGCTGGTTGCCGAAAGCGCAGGCTCATTCGTGGGCAGCAGGTCCAGCGTGATTCCTTTGACTATTTCCATGTATCTTTCCTTCCATCAACTATTTCTGCGAGTTTGTAGCAAGCTCTTACACGAGGAGTTACTTTCCCCGAAGGCCAGAAATGAACTCGCCCTTTAGACACCTTGTCCCTATATTTGTAGAGCTGATGCTCCATCCTCAACCATTGGTATGGTTCAAGAAGACGCTCTCTGGCGCATCTGACGAGAACATCGCACAAACCAACCTTAACGTAATTACACTGGCGCAATGTCTCTCCGATAACCGCCCACGCTTCGGAATCACTCATCAACTGTTTCATAATCAATGCAGCATGAATAGGGTGGCGACTTCTATTGCTTCTTCCTCTTCCTCGGCTTCGAGCCTTTCGATCTCTCGAACCCTTTGAATCTCGCGTAACCTCTTGCCTTCCTTCACCACAGACTTGAGATCGAGGCTTATCTCCTTCGCTATCTCACGAACCACCTCTTTGTCAAGCTTTATCGGTTGTAAGGCTACACTAGGTAAGGTGGTTAGTACACGCTCACGTACTACCTCTAGTACCTCAGAGCGCGTCTCAGCCTTCAGGGGGGGTAGAGACTTGATGATCCCCAGTTCGATCCTCTTGGCGCGTTCTAGTGCTTTTAGGCGCTGTTCCTTCTCATCTGGGGGGCAGTATTCGAACCATCTACACCTCTCCCAAGGTGTGAGGGCGGGACCATAGACCTGATTAGAGACTACTGGCGGGGGCGGGGGAGGAAGAGCGCCCTGGCCGTATCCTAATGTCGTAACCAGACCTATGGTCCCAATCTCAAAACCCATCGTGACTACGGAACCTATGCTCATGCGGTCCTCGAAATCAGGCTGGGTGAAGTGGAGGAGTCATATCCGTAAGTCACCGCACCGGGTAGATGGCTTGTTACGCTATTCAAAGTCCTCGTCGTCCCAGAGTTCGAGGCTTCGGTGATGTTCGCTACAAGCTCATACAGTAGCTGTGCCGGGGTGCCTGTGGCATTTACCCCACGGTAGGACTCCGCAAGAGCAGTCGTAAAGTCGGTAGTCGCGTATCCGGTCTTATCCAAGTTTGTAGCTGTAGTGACGTTGACTCCCATCGAGGAGACATTCACTGATCCTGAATATCCTGTTTTGTCGTTGTTGGTATTGACCGTCACCCCGCCTGAGACTGTAGTTACGTTCGAGAAAGACAACCCCGATAGAACGACCGTGCTTGTAGGGTTCAGGATGTTCGACAAGTCCCACCCTGTTGCTACTACACCAGGGCTGGTAGTGACTATCGCCGACCCATTAACCGAGGTGACGTTCACCGCGCCTATAGAGACCGACTGACTTGAGATCGAGAGCGAACTGAAAGCAACGGTTGAGTTTGGATTCGCCGTCCTACCAAGATCAAAGACCGTGGCGAAGATTCCGGCTTGAGTCGTCACCGCCGCCGTCCCGACAACCGAAGTCACATTAACCCCGGTATTCACAGACGAGACGCCATACCCGGATTTGTCAGCTACAGAAGAGACTCCTACGGCTATGGCAAAGGATGACACACCAACCCCAGAGGTCACGTTTGCGGTAATGACTCCGGGGCTTGTGGTGACTATCGCTGATCCGTTCACCGAGGAAACATTGACCCCCGTATTTACGGAGGAAACCCCGTAACCTGCTTTGTCGTTGTTGGTCGTCAGGAACGTCGCGGTAGTGGCGAGGTTTATAGAAAACCCCGTTAGGGCGAGCGTGCTTGTCAGGTTTGCAGTCCTCCCCAAATCCCAGGCTACCGCTTGAATCCCCGCCGCCGTTGTGACCGCAGGACTGTTAACCACTGAGGTTACGTTAACCCCGGTATTAACTGAAGAGACTCCGTACCCAGCTTTATCAGCGACCGTAGAAGCGTTCACAGACCCACTCAGGAAAGTAGATATGGTCTGACTGGACATCGCGGTCTGATTATCAGTCGCCGTGAGTTCAATCAAAATCGGTAGAGGAGCCATCGAAGGGGCGAGACTTAGATGTATCGCCGCTGAACTACCTGATAAGAAAACCCCGTCAGGAGGACAGAACTGATACCAACCCAAAGCGTTTGTAGAGAGAGCCTGGACAAAAGAGGACACACCGAACGTCCCCAAAGTCCCTGTGGTACACGTCCCAGAGGACACCGCCGCCATGTTGCTTCTGAACCACGCAAAGGTCACAGAAGAGGCGACGATATTGGCTAACCCCGCCCCGGTAGAGACAGTGGCGTCGTTCACAAACACTTCAAGTATCTGTGAAGCTGATCCGATTTTCCTTGAGATTAACGGCATTTAGTGAAGCCTCTTCCCAAAGACTCCGGATGTTCCATCACCCGCCCAGTAGTATTCAATCCTCAACGCAGACCCTCCAGCGGCTGCGGCCTGGATTCTTACCGCCATCTGCATATCGTTCCCGGCAGATATAGTCCCGTCATTGAACTGATGAACCCCGGCAGTCCCGGTTGCGTATCCGGCGATATATCCCGGAGAGTTGGTGTTATCGACATTTAACTGACTCGGAGTGGTCGAGTTCCAGTTTCCATTGGTGACATTGGCTGCAAGTAAGAACGTCGCGTCATTCGCTGTCAGGTTTGCAGGCGTAAGGGTGATGTTTGTAGAGACCGAGACAGAAGTAACCCTGTCCGCCGCCGCTGAAGGGGTGCTTTGATTGGCTCCTGTGTAGCAAGTGATGATCCCGTTAACATGTCCTGAGGCTGAGTAACCAAACCTAAAACTCCCATTCCCAGTAGTAGGTGCGGGGACAGCCCAGATCGAAACTAGAACATTCCCCGCCGACCTTGAGCTTGAGACCTGAGCCGGCGTCCCTCCTAGAGACCACGTAGCAGAAGTAACCGTTATGGTGGCTGAACTTATCGCCACCGCACCTATGATCGTTGGACTCAGACCTCCGCAACTGATCGTTACCAGCGAATTAGTAGTCGTCGCCGGAGAGATATTGGCCGAGGCTGAAGAAGCAACGGCCATTATTGTTCGCTCATCTCCATCTCATAGACCTTTCCACTGGGCCCTTTCATCTTTCCTGTCCTTTTCTTCGGTTTGGCCTGAGCCTTCAAAGCCTCCCCAACACCTTTGAGTGCTTCGGCGAGTTCCTTATGGTCGGTCGCCCTAGAAGGCGCGTCTTTCTTCTCTTCCTTGGGTTTCTCTTTGAGAGATTTCTCAAGGTTATTCACCGCTTCAGCAACCTTCTGCATGTCGTTATAGACCTTCTCGGAGGTCTGAAGACCTGCTTTTTCAAGATCAGCCACGATCTTCGTCAGTTTCGCCTCAAAGTCGTTCTGTATCTTCTGCCGTTGATTCGTAATCTCCTGCTGGTGTTGACCCTGTTCGGTCTGTTTCTCACCCAGTAAGTGAAGGGCTTGCTTATGTTGACCTGTTAGTTGTTGGAGTTGTTGGTTCATACCCATGAGTAAGGCTTTAGCCTCCGGAGGCCAGTCGTTCATGTTCTTGCCCAAAACGCCCTGTAGTTGAGGCGGGAGCATCGCTGCGAGTCTTGTGGATATTTCCTCAGCCCCAGGCCAGTCCATGTTCTTCGCTATCAAATCCCCAATGATCGGACCCGACTGAGGGACGGCTTTCATAAAACCCAGCATAGAATCGGCTGCTTCAGCCCGTTTAGTGGCGTAGGAAGGCCCTATCGTCACCGCAACCGCATAAGTCCCTAGTTTGGGGTTGTAGAGCTTCTCCATCTTCCCCGTTAAGGGGTTATGTCTATCCTGATGAGGGACGCCTAGGCTGGGGTCGATTCTGACTTGATCTTCTGAATCGTCTTCTCTGAGGATGGTAAGGGATCGTGGGGTGTCGTAGATTTTGGGGATGATATCGATGAGGATTCTCCCCGTATGCCTGAGAGACCGCGCGAGATTATCGACATAGTGAAAGTTTCCAAGGTCGCCGGTACGCTTGAGCTCACGTAGAGCTTTCCCTGATTCGTCATAAAGTCTCTCCTGTAGGGTCGCATCAAACCTTATTCCGGTTGTAGCTTGCATATCCTGAGCAGCGGCGATCTTCGCCTGTACCACACCAGCAGGAGGCCCGGCGAACTGCTGTCTCTGAGGGGGAGGGGCGGGCTTACCGCTTACAGAACTTGCCTTGTAAAGAAGATACGGATACGCCTTGTCGTTGGCTTGTTTCCACCTCTGTTCATGACCTTCAACCTGCCCCTCCTCCATGATGTAGGGAGCTTTGGGCATCAAAGCTACTTGTTCAGTTTCTGAAGTAACCCAGTAGTTGTACATCCTCTGGGAGTCTTTGGCGTCTCGAATCAAACCAGCCAGGACGACCTTCCCCTCAACGTCAGTCTCATCGCCTATGACTTTGACTATGGGTATCCACTTACCCAGCCAGTCGTTCTCCTCCAGAACCTGCTTACCGGACATTTTGCACCACTTGATCTTCTTGACCTGAACCTCTCTGGTATTTTCAGGCTCTTCAGTTTTTAGACTTTCGTCTAACTCATCCTCCCATCCAGTGTGACCGTTCTTTAGATGAACCAGCTTTCTTGTCTCGGTCTCGAAGTAGAAATACTCCGCTATCCGAACGTGAGACTGTGTAGTCCAGTTCTTGAACTCATCCCCCATACCCCCCTCTTCGTATTGCATGGGGTCTTTCCCAGGGAAGGTCGCCTCGAACTCAGCCCTCGGTATTAGGTCTGTGATAAACCCGAACTGAGCGTCTGATCCGTCCGGTTCCTGGAGGTCCGGATCGAGATAGACCCTAAAGGGGTTACGTATACGCCCGATTCGGATAACTTGATCAAAGCTATCCTCATCTTCATATTCGGTGAGGACTCGCCAATACCCCCATCCGTTACTGACGGCGGAGTCAAAGCCTGTGTCATAGGCAACATCAGCATTACTTTGTCGCTCAATCTGGCGTATGAGCCCCTTGAGCATCTTCGCAGTATGCGGGTCAGAACGATCTCCCTCCGGGGAGACGTTGATAGCGGGGCGGTTTTGTCTCTGGTCATTGGTAATTTGATGAACAAAGGTCTTCATCTTGTTGACAGTCAGACAAGGCCTTTTCTGCGTCGTCCTGTCAGCCTTGATGGCATCGGGCCACTGATCCCCAGACTTGAACTTCAGGTCTTCAACTGCCATCTTCCTGTTGACCGCTTCAGCAGCTATGCACCTGTCGAACCTCTTCCTGACAAGTCTCAGGAACTCGTCATCATTCCTCGCCTTCTTCTCAGTCTTTGCAGAAGGGGCGCGGTCGGTTACAGCAGCTTCAGCCACGTCTCACCATCTTTTATGTAGATATTCGATAGCTTGCACAAATGCCTCAAAGACCTCAGAAGCTCGATCAGCCGGTCAGGAGAAACATCCGGCACTTCACGGGCAATCCGGAAAGAGGGATCAAGACTGATCATCATGGGTTAAGCCTTTCAGACCACATACTCATCAAACTCGATCTCCCCGGGGGCTAGACCTTTCTGCATCAACTCAATCACCTTTTCCTTGAACTGCTTGCGTCTTTTCACCTGTTCCTTATCTACTGGAGCTTCGGCAAAGTACGACCCAGTAGAAGTAGTCGCCATGTACGTCACCATCCGCTCATCACGGGTGATGTCGTAGAACTCGAATTCGTTGAACTTAACGATTAACTGCATACTCCGTCCACATCTTGTACATGAACTCCGGATACGGGATTGTCGGGCAGTAGGCTTCAAACGACCTCAGAATTGCATAGTGAAGAGCCCAATCCAATATCAACCCATCAGGAATCGCGCTCTTCCCCCAAGGTTTCCCACGGCGAATGCGTTTAGCTATGCGCTCTGTGAGGCATCTCATACATCACCAAAGGAAATGGACCCGCCATAGAATAACCACCGAAAGCCGATAGACCAGTAACCACCGCCTTGAGTCCTGTCACCTCCCCTTGTGATGATGATCTGTGGGATTAACCAGCATTGCCAGTGAGTCTTCGACCAGTAGGAAACTGTCTTCACGCCGCCATCCAGGATTGGGAGTTATCGTCTTTGGAGTAGGTCACTATCTCAACCGCTTCTTTTGTTTGGATAGGACTGAGTTTATGCCCTATGGACAAGTATATATACGCCTTGGAAGCATGCGATGACCAATCATGAAAAGGTTCATCCGCAAAGCAGTACCGCTTTTCAAGCCAAGGATAGTGGTAAGCGCTCAATGCAGTTCTTCCTCGTTCAGTCCTTTTCGCGTCGAACCAGCAACGACTAAAGAATGCACGCGCGGCGTTGATGCAGTCTTGCCCTGTGTCCTTAAGGGTACGATCTTCGAATTTGAACCCAAGCGCCCTCGCCTGCTCCCGCGTCGATTTCCCATTAGCCGCAAAGTGATGCTGTTCGATGTCATGAGGACCGTTATGCGTACCCCAAACATAATCCATTCCCTGCAAGACTTTGACATAATGGTCAATCCCTATCCCTGTGCCTGAGTTTTCGTAGTAATCTATGACATGGACTTCCTTCCCCGCGTTCTGAGTGAACCAGATTGCCGTAGCATCTGATGTCCCTATATCCCACCATGTGTCTACAGGGTATTCTGGTTGGTAAGGAACCCCACATATCCTTCCCTCTTTCTCCGCCTTCTCCATCTGCCTTCCAAAGACCGACCCCTGCTGAACCCCTTCGAATGAACAGTAATACTCCTGTTGGATAAGCTCTTCACTCATCCCCTCCCGACGTTCCTTGTCAATGTCTGAGGGGTCGAGAGCCTTTGTCTGATCGATTGTAAGAACTTCGGCGAACCACTCAGGGTTACTCTTAGCCATTTGATACAGGCTGTATCCGTGGTTCTTCCCCCTGGGGGTGTAATCGAAAATGGCCCATCCACCATTCTCACGCAGAATTGGTCGCATGTAATCCCAGGCCCGAGGGTCTTGCATAGCGTATTCGCTAAAGACGCATCCGATGGGATTGGTTCCGAGTACGGAATCGATATTGTCAGTCCCGATGAGCTGAATGGCTGAACCATTGACTAACTCTACCCGCAACTCCGTCTCGTTCTTGTTCTTGACGATCTCACGTGGGATATGCCCCATGAAAGGAAATCCTTCCCTGTCTCTCCCATCCCATAGAACTTTCTTCGCCTGAGCATAAGTGGGGAACATATAGAAGTACGTTCCCACCCGTTGAAACGCTGCCTTGCAGACGTAGTTGATGAATGTCTTTTCCTTACCGCTTCGCCTGTGCCAGACCGCTACCGCCCTCTTAATGCCTGAGTCCAGTGCTTGTAGGATCGGGAGCTGGTAGGGCCTTGGAACATAGTTGAAAGGTATCGTCAGCATTTATGCGGGTGGGCGAGAGCAACTTACTAAAAAGCTCTATCCCGGAATATTTCCTATCAATGAAACATGGCTCCAAGAGAAGTTAAGGCAAATGCAAAGCGCTATTCTTCGCATTCAGGAGTTCGAGCGCCAACTTGATCTCGGGCTTGAAGCATTGCACGGAAAAGGTCAGTAACAAACAATCGTGGGTCGTTGTCTGGGTCGCCGAACTGCATGAAGGCATTTACCCCAGCTCTAACCATCTCCTCAGTAATCTGAATATCCGGCCTTGACATATCTCGTTGGCTCTTTTAACCGACGCTTCTCCAGAAACGTCCCAAAGCACTCAGTGGGTTTGGTGATCCCGCACGCCCGACAAGTCTTCGAGTTTTGCGGTCTCTGGTGTTCGTAGTTGTGAGGGATGGTAAGCAATTAGTCCAATCTGCAGTGGTTGTCCGTCTGCATCACTAGCGGTTATATCTGTAGCCTGTAAGGTAGGCATTACCCTGCTTAGTAATATCTCAGCCGCGCGTATTTGGGTGCTGCTCATTTCCAGCCTACCAAGCACATGATTTCTAAGGTGATTTATGAGCATGCTGGCGCGTATCTTTTCACGCCATTTCTCGTGCAGGGTCACCTTGCTTGATCTAGCGGCCATGCCTGTGGATATCCTGTGGATTCACGTGGATCATCAGGCTTTCCCTCTTTCGCAACGCTCCGTAAGTTTTCGTGCGCCCCATTGACTGATGCCGCCAAAAGGACGGAAGACAACGTGTAGCAAAATCCAGTTTACAAGATCGTCTATCATTTCCTCAGTCTATACCCATCGGTCTCGATGTCGTACTCGTAGGATTTACACCTGAGATACATCTGCTCAAATGTTATACCTGGGTACCAGAGGTTTCTTAGCCACTTAGCCACGAAGTCTTTGAGCGCTCTTGGGGCTTGAGTTGCCGATTTTGTAACTGCCGCCTCTAGAGTTACCCGTGGTCATCCTCTGGGCTTGAGGGGTGGGCTTAGACCCACCGCCTGTCTGACCCTTACCGTGGATTTTGTTCCCTTGGGGATCGTTCCCGTAGACTTTGTTATCAGGGTCTTGGGAGTTGGGATTGAACTCCTGGACCTTTGACCACTTCCTCATGACTACTTCCCGATCTTGTTCATTGGCCGAATCCTCTGAGCGCTTGAGGGAAAGCTCGAAGGAATCGTGAACTTCGACCCGCTCGGGCGGCTTCCAGAGCCTGTTGAGGTATTCTGACCCGCCGACCGACCACCGGTACCACCTTGCTTCACTGACTTTGCTTTCATGATTTTTCCTTGAGTTAGAAGAAAAAAAGCCCCATCGAATGACAGGGCTCATGCCAGGGGAGGAACTGGCGGACTAATACAATAGGTTGTGGCATTTCACTATGTTGCTACTAACTCTGGGGATGTGTCAACCTTTTCCTTCCACACGTCACACCCCTTGCAAATGCTTGTTTTCTCACCCAACAGGTGCTCTTGTCTCACCCTGTTCTGAATCGGTGAATTCCACAGTTCCGAAATACTCGAATCGTTAAGGTTTCCAACAGGATGCTTCTTGTTGTAATCGACATTACACCTTGGGACCGTCCCATCGGCGAAGATCACCATCAACGACCACAACGCTACACAAGGCTTGGGATCGGTCCGACTCGGAACACCTTTCAACTGAACTCCCCAGTTATGAAGGTCTCGATAGTCTACGCGGTCGGTTTCTTTGACGAGACAATTCCAGGCTTTTTGATATTCGGGCCATTCAGTATAGTTGTCTTTCTGTCTTATCATCCTCACCCAGACTTTGCACTTTGATTTAGTAGCGTTCCTCATCAAAATGAAGTTGTAGGCGTTCTCCATCACTTCTCTGAAATCCAACCCTACTCTGATTTTCTCGTAGACTTCTTTCTTCAAGGAGTCAATCGACAAGATGATCGAATCCAACCCCGCTTCTAGTAGGGCTAGAGTCTTGGCGTGATTGAGCAGCGCGACGTTCGTTGAAATCCCGACCTCTCTTACTCCGGCGGATTTCATCATCCTCACCCGCTCGGGGAGTTTCTTGTCCAACAACGGCTCACCGTCCCGGTATAAGTGGACCCTCAAGACTTCAGGATGATCTCGTATCTCATCGACGATATTCCTGAAAAGCCCATCGGACATAAGACCGTCTCTACGGTCCCAATCATCAATCGTGCACATCGGACACCTAGCGTTACAGGCGTTAACGGTCTCGATCTCGAAGAACCTGGGGAATGAGAGTAAGTCGTCATACGTCTCTAGAGGGGAGATTCGCCTTACAAGATACTCCCTTGATTCAAAGGCTTGAATAGATTTCCCCATGTAATCCTCGGGTCTTTTGTACCTTGGCATTCACGTCGCAAACCCTTATATCTATTGAGACTCTAGTCCAAGGAGCTTTGTTGACGACTTGCCCGTGAACACAGGCTGAATTGAAAATAATCGCTTCACCTACAAAACACGGCACCGGACTGCACAAGGCTTCGGTCTGAGCACTCATCTTCTTAGGAGCGTACCTGAAACCTAACCAGTGTTCATCAGAGCCCCTTTTCACTTGGTCGCTCTCTACCTGAACCCAAGGGTAAGCCTCATCAGATTCGTTGTGAGACCCCGCTATCATTCTCAACTCCCCACCTTGTATCGCATGAGTCAAAGGAGCCCACAATACCCACTCTTCAGTCGTCGCCCCGTAGTGAGTGTCCCGGTGAATCCCGATATTGTCCTCGGGGCGGTCTTTCCGAGCGACCCTGGTGTAAGGCTCTTTTTGGTAGAGCAGATTCTCAATCCCAGTGAAGTACTTGATCTTATCTAAATTTTCCTGGATTAAATCTTCCCATTCCCACATCAGGTGAACTCTCTTGCTCAACTCCACCCATGAGTCAATAAAGTCTTCGGGGGAGTAATTCTCCAAAGGCCCCGTACGGGCTTCGATCCTCGCCTTCAGACGAAAGATTGAATCTCCATCCAACTTGAACCGCTGGAACCCGACCTTCGCTAGAGCTACTTCTTGAACCGGTGTACTCCCCATATTTTCCCCTTGCCTATTTTCTCCAAGAGCTTACACAAGTCCTCTATTCTGTCGGGAGTTACTTTATCCGGCCTGACAATAGCGAGTCTTTCATACGGAACCACGGCTCGCAAGCCCATTTCAGCAAATCTTTTCTGATCCCCGTAGGCGGTGTGCCCCGACCACTCGGCAGCTTCCGAAGATATATAGACGATGAACGAATCCTTGAATCGGTTGGCAATCCGAATGGGCGAATCGACATTTATTGACCAGGCGTCTTCGTCGATTTCACAATCCCTAAACTTTGTCTTTGCTGCAACGATAAAGACAACCTCGCTGGCAGGAAGACTTGAGGGATCGTCTGTAAGCTGGAAGTACGGGCGGGCTCCAGTATGCCGTGAGGTCCCGGTACAGTTTTTGAAGTGCTTGAATAACGCACCCCCAAGTTGTCCGTCCTTGCCAATGAGAAGCCACATAACCAATCTACCTTTGTTTTAACCCTTCGTTTCCTTGCGTAATACTCTCGATGGTAAAGCCTGAGCCTTTCCTTGTTTCTCTGCGCCCAAGCCCCATAAAGCCGTTTCTGGTTTTCCTTGTGTCTCAGCCTTCTTGCTTTGGCCTTATCCTTGTTCTTGTAGTACCACAAACGGTTATAGAGACGGGTTTTCTCCCTCTTTACCTCCACCGGGTCCAATACCCCGGAGAGGATCACCGTCCGTCTAACGTTCGCTCCGCTTCGCTTATCCATCTCAACGCCAGTTCTAGCTCGAAGATCGCCTGTTCGATGTAGTATCTCCCGTTGCCCAAATGAACGGGCTTCATGTGGATAAGTCTTAACTCTTCCTCGGATTGGGCAAGGAACTTGTGCGCCCTTGAGAAGTAGGAGGACCAGTCGCTCATGTCGTAATCTTGACAGTCTTGGTCCGTTTTCGTTTAGGGGCGCTACCGGCTTTTTTGGCTATCTCCGACCGTCTTTCAGGAGTTAAAGCCTTGGCGCGCTTCCTGCCGCCTTCCTGACCCCATTTCTGGAACTGCTCTCTGGTGAACTCCATGCCCCATTCTACCCCGCAAGTATTTAACGGTTCCTTGACCTAGATCAATTCTTACCTACTAGGATAGGGGTAAGATTCATTCCTGAGTGTGTAGGCTTAACCTGATAGGAGGCAAGATCATGGGAGAACCGGGCAAAGTCAAGGTCAAGGCCGCGACGATTTTGTCAGCAGACGACCTCGCCTATTTGCAGCGATATATAGTGAAACCGAATCACGGGCGCGGGCGATTTAACGCGCGGCTATCTAAGCTTGTCGCAAGCGGATTCCTTTATTTTACATGGCTCAGTCGTACCGAATGGTGCGTGATGATTACATCGTGTGGCCTCGCTGCCGTCGAAGCGGCCAGACTTCAAAAAGAGAATGACTCGCTTCGGAAATCGCTTTTCGAGCTTCCGTAACCTTTTCAGACGCGCCAACTACTAAGGAGCAACCATGACCACCCGCCCCGCTACGCCGCACCCGACCGAGACCGCGCCCACGCCTACGCCAGTAACTGACGCGCTATACGCGCATAGCGACCTCCAAGGGATAGCTATCGAGGAATTGTGGAACCATGCGCGACGGCTGGAAGCTCAGGCGCTTGAGTCCAATACTGAGTGGGCCAGAAGATGGTCCGGCCTCATGTCTGACCGCAAACGGCTCGTGGAAGCGCTGCGCAGAATTACCAGTAGGGCAACGCATCATGGCCTAACTCTGACGCTGCACAAGATCAATTTGGACGAATTACGCGCCCTCCTTCGCTCCCTGGGAGAGATCGAATGAGTGACACTGAGCGATTGGATTGGCTGGAATCTCAAGGCTATGCAATTCGCAGCCGTTATTGGGGACCGCGCAACCTGATCGTGTGGAAGCCCGACTGTCCCGGCTTCACGATTCGAGAGGCAATCGACTGCGCCAAGCAACGACATATCCGCTATATCAAGGGCGGCAAACCGCTGTGGCTAATCCGCGGTCAACCGTTTTAAGGAGTTCCGAATGAGCACGCAGACACCGCAGACGGCATACGAGAGAGGGCATCAAGATGGGCTCATTTTCAAATGCGAGGGTCGAAGATATGGGAAACAGCATGGAACATATCCATCGAATCCCTACCACATTTCAGACGCTCGGGCAGCCGCCTACGATTCCGGTTATGACGACGCTTGGAAGGAGCAACAATGACAAGCCCCACCCGCGAGGACTGGCATTCACTTTTGATAGAACGCGACCGTCTCAAAGCTCTGTGTGAGGAACTGGCCGGATTCCTGCGAAGGGAACGCGATTTACATACCGATCCACAACCGGGCTTATTCACTTGGCGAGAAGCGGTATACAGGCTCCATACGGAAATTGACGCAGCCATCGCCAAGATAAAGGACTGATATGGACTTCCTTCTTTACTGTCTACCCTATCTATTAGGAGGGGCTTTAGGGTATTGGTTAATGAGTAAGAGACTTGAAAGAGAACTTCAAGAGCAGGAGCAGGATCGTTTATTTGATCTCACCTAGTAGTCACCGACAAGGAGGATTAGACATGGAAAAAGCGAAAGGCGCTCGCCACAAATGGGGCCCCGAGGATGGGCATGGTGACCGTCTATGCCTCAATGGTTAACGACATACTCGGAGAGTCTGAATGAGCACGCAGACACCGCAGACGGAGAAATCATGAGCATCCTGAACACAATCGAGCAGCAACGTAAAGATGCCGAGCCGAAGTCTCCCGCCTCAAGGCGCTGTGCGAGGAGTTGAGAGGGGCGCTCAAGCCACTAGCAGGAATCGAATTCACCGCCAGCGAATTAGAGCAAGAAGTAAGGCTCGGACACCCGCGAATCCTTTTCGAGAAAGGCGGCAGGATCACTGTGTATGATGTGAACATCGCCCGCGCCGCACTCAAGAAAGCCGAGGAGAAGATATGAGCACGCAGACACCGCAGACGGAAGTATCAGGAATATCCCTACAAGTGAAAAACGGCCGCACTATCGGCGAAGTCATCGAGGAATTGGAAACCGACCGCGATCGCCTCCGGGCGCTGTGCGAGGAGCTGGGAGGGGCGCTCACGAAGGTCGCCAATGATATGAGCAAATGGCACGGAGATGGAATAAGCCCAGACGAATGGAAATTAAACGAATGGGAGCAAATCGCCCGCGCCGCACTCAAGAAAGCCGAGCAAGCCCCTAAACCTTAAGACTTGGGTGAACCATGAAGAGTCAAAAGCTTTACTGCCTGCAAGCGCCTTCAGGGACATTGCTTACATGGACCGCGACAACCACATATCAGGGTACTTGGGGAATAAGTTATGGATACGTTGCGAGCAAAATCCCTGGATTCAATCAGAAGTATTGGAAACGGTGGACACCATCCATCCGCGCAGCCAGGAAAGCGGGATGGAAGGTCGTCAAGGTGAAAGTTTCTCCAGCCTAACCCTATACTCCTCGCACTTCGCTTCGAGTTCCCCGCGAGTCCATTTCTTGACCTGATGCGCCTGTAGGAGTTTCAACTCCCACCATTGCATGTCGCGCTCCTGGATAAGCTTGGTAGCGAAGATATGGTGCGCCCCCCTCTTCCATATGTTGCACTGCACACATTGAGGTCTGATGATCTCCTCATCGAGGAGCAAAACCCCCGTCCTGCCTGGAATAGCGTGTCCTGCCTGAAGTTCTGAAATCCTGTGTTCCGCCCCGCAGGTATAGCAAAGAGCACTACCCTCCGGACCAGCCGAACGCCTGATTAACAGACTCAGAAGCTTCCAGGCTCGTTTCTTCAAAGCGGAGAGGCTAAGCTGCTTTTTGCGTTTGATATCTTTTCTTCGCATAGTCAAGAGCGCAGGCTTTACATCTGCGGCCAGCTGTTGAAAGATAGGTATTGTTTGCGGTAAATTCGTGGCCTTTGGGGCAATGAGTCCACAATCGCTTCGGATTCCGCGCCGAGCGACCCTTGCGGACTTGATCGTCAGAATTGTCTTGCGCCGTTCCTACCCAAAGATGGTCTGGATTGACACATTCCGGAGTATCACACATATGGCAAACGAATAGCCCAGTAGGAATCGGTCCCTTGAATAATCGCCATGCAGCACGGTGCGCCGTTCCACCCTTCCCGTCTCGCCAAGTAAACCACCCATATCCATGCCCGTTTTGAGTTCCCTGCCAAAGCCAGCACCCGTTAGGATGCTTGAATACCTTGTCCATAAATCGTTCCATCCGGCTTCCAGAGCGCACAGATTTACTCACAAGACGGGGCCTTCCTGCCCTGTGTTCGCCTGCCTGGAGCGTTCCTAGAGCGTTTGGGCATGGGTTTTACACCGCTTCCTAAGCTTATACTTGTCCTTCCAAGCACGTTCTTCTTCCCTCGACCACAAGACGTTAGAGGTCTCAGACTGGAAATTCACTTTGTTGATGTGTCTCACCACACAAGAGGCTTTGAGCCTTGCTAAGATGTCTAGAACTTCAATGGGAGGGTGGAGGGCGTCAATCATTTAGTCTCCAAAAAGTAGTGTTTCTCCTTCCACGATTCCCAAGCGCGCAAGACAGCTCCAGTCCCTGGGAATAGGTCGAATAATTCATCTTGCGGCTCGGCCCCCACTACTTCAAAAGCCCATTGGCAGACGCGCTCAGGCTTCACGCCCGTTAGCCCGCGTTCCATCGTTATCGGCTCGTCAATCCAATCCCGCATGGTGATTCGATGACTTACAACAGGTTTTCTAGCAGCCTTCACGATTACCGGCTCCCAAGCATAAGCGACCGGGACATTCGGCTTAAACGCCGCGAATGGTTTAGTCCACGCCATCACCCTGACTTCCAAAGGCAACCATTGAGAGATTTGAAGTAAGCCGGGGGAGGAAGTGTGCAGAATCCACCCGTCATATTCATAATTGAGCTCGGAAATGAGTGCTTTGTGGTCTACTTCCCCAGCGTAATCGGGATGATCCTTATAGAGATGAGCGCACCCCGGATAGGGAGGGTCCGCATAAGCAATTTTGGCTATAGGCCGCATATAAATCCAAATCCTGGGATAGGCTCGCACAATAGCCAATATTCAGAAACGTATGCGCCCGGCGTCTCTATGGTCTTGGATTCGATCTGCCACCCCAACCGTCTTAAACGCCCGCACTCTTGGCTGAGAGCGAATACTCCGTGTCTTTGAAGAGCGAGGGCTACTGTCAAGTGCTCTCCGGAGAGAAGGGCTTCTAGGATTCTGTTGGTCTTACGGGCGGTGGGGAATTGTTGGGTCATTCGAGAATTTCCAATAATTCGCGCATTCTGTCCCCCATCATCAACTGCCAAGTCCATAATCCAGGCTGTCGGTCAGCGAGCAAATCCTTCAATTTCAATACCACGGCTTCAAGTTCATCCAAGTCGATCACGCGCTCGTCAACAGTTTCCACACACCCTCCCTACCAATTCCGCCGCTGTCCTGAACGCCCAAGCCTGACCTTTGTATTTCATCGACCACGGCCAGAGGGAACATCTGGCGGATTCTTCGTTATCTTCTGCGAAACAGTAAAGCCACTCAACCGCTGTTCTAGGGGGACTGCCGAATCTAACAGTTTCCACATACCCTCCCTTTTCTACTGTGAATGAAACCCGCCTCTAAGGATCGTCCACAAGAGGCACAAATTGGAGCGGGGATAGGCGCGCTAGCCACGCCGCTACCTTCACTTGGCAGCCTAGAAGTACCCCCGCGTTGAGCATGTCCATTGAGATAGACCGTTGTCCATCCTTTTTCGATAGATTCTTTCAGCACGTCAATCGGGTTAGCTCCTACTTCTACCCGCCACTTCTCCAGCTTGCACAGAATAAGTGTTTCAGCATACTCCGTTAGAGGGGCGCGTTTCTTCTTTCTCATCTTTCTGAATTCCTCCCACAAGGAAGAAGGTACAGAATCAGGAAGCATGTCACCACCCACGATAATCCTGGTGTCCAAATTGGAGAGAGATCGAATAGCCGAAAAAACCTAGAGTCAAGACCAACATAGTCAGACCATGAGGATTTTCAACTCTCGTTACCGAACCCCAGAAGATTTGACCGCCAAAACCCCATGCCTTGGCATCCCTGAATCCATCCTTGGCCGCCATTGTCATTTTTCGGGTTACATCTTCCATCTACCCTCCCACAGACTTAGAGGTACGCTTGGAGGAAGAACAGAACTCACAAAGCCTTCCAATTCTCAAGATAGGCTTTCAAATGTCCAGCAACTTTGGTCGAATAGTTATCCCCAGATAGAGCAAAACCAATGGCATCTAGCCTAGCAAGTATCAATGCGCACCTCATCTCGTTTAGATAGATTTGGCTTGCTTTAGGTTTTGACCTTGCCTTACGCTTTGGACGTTTCATTTCTGTTTCCTAGGAAGATGACCTAGCCAACCTTGCAATTCCTTCGGCAACCATTGTTTGAAATCTTTGAGGTCTAGCCCATCTGGGCAGTACCATTTTTTGATTGCTGGGTCCCACCGCGCGCCCCTCGCCTTAGCTGAATCTTTCTTGTCGAAGGGGACATCTAAAATTGTCTTCATTTCGTCTTTCCCAAACCGTTAGACCTTATAGGGTGGAAGCCCAGCCCAGAAGTTTTAGCATCAGCAATACATTCCACCCTGCCGGGTCCTAAGGTTATCGGTAGCCCGGACTTTTGAATCTGCCCTATTCTTCCACGCTGCTGGGCAGCACTTTGTATCGTCTGGAGTACGGCTCAGAAAAGGAAAACGCCCTTTGAAGGACGGGCTACGGGTAACGGTAGGGGAACGCGGAGGGAGGATTCCGCAAAGCCTGGCCATAACCCGCCCATCAAAAGGCGTCTGGTCTGCGTTCCACATGCCGTTACGCATGGCTCTTTTACCGAGCACCGTCATTTTAGCCCATAACTGCGTTTGTGTGTCAAGTGGGAAGCTTCGGCAACGGCATCCAGTGAGTGACTTGGTGCCGTTCCATCCAACTCTCATTTATGGAATCTCCGTCCTCGGCGTTGGCTCGGTCATTGTGGCCTCCACAGCAGTGCGAGGCAGAGTAGTGCGACATTCAACCAGATGAGCACGATGCAAGCGTTGGTGAGCCTTCTGAAGTTCTTGTCGGTCATTTCCAGTCCTCCGGCAAACAGAAACCGATAGCTAACCCTGCCACGAAGCACATCACTGCTATTGTCATTTTCCCTCCAGTTCGCGCTCGATACGCTTGATACATTCAAGCCGACGTTGCATGCTGATAATGTCAGTTGTTTAGCGGTAACTGGATTAGGTTGCTCTCTCATCCTTCTCTCCTGTCTCGGTCCATCAGGGGGTGCGGTCCCGAATAATTGCTTGGAACTCGGGGTCTGTCCAAACTACATCATGCTCGAAACCGAACGAAAGCAGTTCGGAGATTAGATCGGAGGTTGTTTCCACGGGTAGCCCTGTAGACCTTCTGTTATTCATGACTATGAACCCATCCCGTATTGGGTTGGGGACCACTTTCTGACCGTAAGCCCCTGCAAGGATAAGACGCTTCCAGTCTTCTTCATCGAGCATCTCCCCCGCCCACTTCACCTGTTTTGATATGTCGCGGACCATTGCATGGAACCGGCGATTTTGCTCGGGACTCACGATATCTCCTTTTGCGCTCGCGCTCGTATTCCTTACGCCTCATGTCTTGGAAGGCGAGGAGATACCACCAGACGCTACGGCACATCATTTTTCATCTCCTTTAGTGCTCGAATAGCCTTCCTTCCATCCCCTTCCTTTTTCAAAGCCGCTCGGTAGTGAGAAGGTAGAAGTGCCCAGCACGCGATCTTGGCCTCGGCATCGAAATTAGCCGCCTCCAGCCAATCGAAGGCTTGGACGATCTTCCCCCCTGCCATGAGGACTTTGACCTCTTCGGCTACGTCCTTTACTTGGGTCTGTTGATCGACCTCAAGGGATTCCATAGCCCCATCTGAAGGGGTGTGGGGGGCCGTAGGAGCCTCTGAATACTTGGTTCCATCCCACAGACCCATGTAAACGTCTGCAGCCACTCCTAGGGCTTTCATAGCGACTGAAAGGGCGTCTGTGACGGCCATCTTATAACACTCGTCATTAGCCCTAAGACCCCCTTTTTCTTGGGCGACCATCATCGACCCACCGATACCGGGGACAACCTTCCCGAACTCCCCATAGATGACTAGATTGACTTGGGCGAAGGCCATAACGGCACCTTCTGGGCCCGGCTCTGTCCAAAGCTTTGTAATGTCGTAGGTCCACCCCTTCCCGCAAGGCCCGAAAACTTCGGTCATCGCCCGAAGTCTCCACTGAGGATTGATGTCGCTCATTCCTGCCAAGCGACCGCCTTTGATGGTTTTCAACGCCTCTCTGGGAGGACGGTTAAACTTGTTCCAGATGTCTAGATTGCTCATTTCACCCCCAAAGCCCAGCGTAGCAATTTGATGTCGGCTTCCGTGGTGAGTCCTTCGTGATTCCTCAGATGTCCATAGGAAACGGCGTCATCTAGCATGCGATCAAACGCCTCCTGTATGTCCTCCTGAAGTCTTTCTCTCTCCCGTGTCTGTTCGGAGTGGTCGGTTTCGTCAGGCCAATTACTCATGTCCATTTGGCTTTCCCCCTGTAGTAACAAGTGATCCTAAAGAGCGGCCATGCACCTCGGTTCCACTCTGACTTTGAGATCGAGAGATACGGATTTCCCGGACACTTGGCGGGCATGTAGACGGTCGCGGTAGAGTTCTTCGACTGGAAGGTAATCGTATAGGCGTTTGCATAGGAACTCATCAAAGCCAACACCACAAACACCAGGAAGATGACTATCCCTAGCTTATGATCCCACCGTAAAGAGGGGACCCGATCCCAAGGATTGAGGTAGTCTGATTTCATGATTCCTCCTGGTCTAGTTCCTGTTCCAGTAAATCAGCAAGCGCGGCAATGGGTGTTCTTCCCCATCCGATCAGGCTTCCGGGTTCGTAGCCTTCGCGGGTTGCAGCCCAGTCCGAATGTCTTTCAGGGATAGGTGGATAGACGAAAGACAGCCGAATGTCGTACACGATTTTGACTGCGCTCATTTTTCCTCCGAACATTCACAACTGTAGGGAAAGGGAGCGGCGGCATCAGGCTCGCGCGAGTCTTGGAGAGTTACAGGATTGGATACCTGTCCCTGAGCCGCCGCAATTCTGTGATTCGCTATCCCTGAGAACCTGCAGGCATAGGGTGGGCACGAACTAGAACCGCATTGAGGGCAGCGTTTCATTCTTTCCCCGCGAATTCGATTGCCAGTTCGCGTACTTCCTCTGAGTCCTCAAGCTCTCGACGGATGAGGGTTTCGAAGTCTGAGACATTGAAGGTTCTCGCGATAAGGGCAGCCGCTATCTCGGTGCAGAACTCCTCCACCCATCCATCTAGGTGCATCCGGACGCACTTCCCCGTGAATATCCTGTCTATCGCTTCGTCCAAAGCCTCTTCCATATAGGCTTGGATAAGACCATCTGAGATGGTGCCCTGATCGTGGTTCAGTTCGTCGGATTCAACGCTTCCCATGATTACCCTCCGTTTAGTTTCTGCTTCCCAGCCTTCAAAGCGCCTGTAGAAAGATACTCGATCCGTTCCTGCGTTCTTTGCGGGATTCGACGATTCCTTTTCCACTGTGCTATCGCCGCTCGGGTGAAGCCTAGACATCTGGCGGCTTCGCTGACCGATCCGTAGAACTTGATTACTTGGGTAGGTGTCATGGAAAGCAGGGTACACCAAAATAAACTTGCATGCAACTATATTTTTGTGCTATCGTTCTGGCATGCTAAGTTCTCGAACCAAGGGCCTTACCCCTGAATTAAGGGAATTGGAGAAAGTCGCCCGCAAGCTAAAGCGGCTGACTACTAGGAAGATATTCCGTAAGCCGGATGAAAAGGACCGCCCATATATAGTCCCGAAGAAGTGTTTGGGTGGTCAATGCAAGTTTTGCGGAAGACCGTGTTCTTTTTACGGAAGCAGGTGCCGGGAGTGTTTTCAGAAGCAAGTCAGGCAGAAATATGAGGCAAAGGTTCGTGCTGAAGAAGAACGAGTGTCAATAGTAAAAGCGATTTTTTCAACTCTTGAAAAGGAAGCGACATGAAGAAAGCAAAGAATCTACCAGTAACACCGATCACCCGCAGCACATCCGGGCTTCGCTCTGCCCTCTTTGAAGAAATGGAGGCCCTGCGTTCCGGGGTATCAAACGCCCAACGCGCCCGCAGTGTAGCTATGATGGCGAATTCCATCCTGCAAAGCGTTCAGGTCGAAATCGAATACCATAAGTATGTGAGCGCTAACAAGGGCCGGATTGTGGGCGAGCAAAAGGTTGTCCAACTGGGAACTGACATTTCCCTAGCCGCATAGGGCTGACAGCCGGGAAAGACCGGCACTGAACATGGGGAACTACTGGTAGCCGCTAGAGCGATGATGCGCTTTCTAGATAAGCGGTTCATGGGCACAGTTACCAGCCCCACCACCAACACTAGGGAGAGTCCTTTGGTAAAGAGATGGGAAGCCGCCGAGTTCGATATGGTGCTGGACGAGACCGGGGCAGGAGAGTATGTCCTCTACTCTGACTATGTTGCGTTGCAACAGATGATGTCATTGACTGAGAGATCAGCAGTCGAGCTTGGGATTGCCAACCGTTATGGAAGTCTATTAGACGCTCTGCGGGAGGCGCTAGAGGGATGGGAAAAGCATGCTTGGACTTCAGACAGTGGACTATCCCCTAGTGAGCAAGATAGGGTCTCCCAGTTACGCTCCCTGTATCTGAGGGGGGAAAAAGACTGATGTTTATCTGTTCCTCACTTCGATTTGACTACTAGAAGGAGTTTAGGCTATGAAGTGGATTAGTGTAAAAGACCGTTTGTCCAAAGCTGTCGCTAGCGCAAAGTATGTCCACATGATAGGGCTGGCGCGTGACCTCGAACGCTCCCTCGCCCGGCGCGACGCGCTGCTGCGGGACGTAAAGAAGGTGCGCGACGCCGCAGAATTGCAAGAACTGTGCAAGCGCATCGAGCGCGAACTAGGAGGGCAGAAATGACGCCAGAACGGATCGATCAGCTACGCGAGGATCAGGATGCCTCACCAGTTGAGTATGCCGCCCTCTGCGACCTCGCCCTCAAGGGCCTGCAAGTAGAGGCCATGCGGGAGGCGATAACGGCATTGCGGGAGAAGATGAAGAAACTGGGCCCAGCGTTGTCAGATGTTTTTACCTTCTACGCCGTACATGGTATGAAGTGGCCTACAGAGGATAACTGGAAGGCTGAGGCTGACGCCGTAGATACTTTACTGGAGCAAGCACTCAAGATGAACGAGGAGGGAATCTCCTAGTCGGTTCTGTCAACGCCCGCTCTGCGCTCCACCCGGCAAGAAGCCGAGCTTCTAAAGTCACTCTTTTTATCCCCGTCTTCTTAGCCCAATCTACAACGCATAGAGTTTCGCAATTGAATGTAACCATCCTGGTAAAACGATTATTTCTATTCTGCTCTGCTGGAGTTGCCCATTTGCAATTTCCTGGCTCATAATTCCCATCATTGTCTATTCGCTCAAGGGAAAGCCCTTCTGGCTTATCGCCCATATCTGCAAGGAAGTTTGCGAACGTCATCCATCGTTCACAAACAGTAATTCCGCGAGCACCATAATTGCGGTAGGAAGGGGTTTTAGCGTTATAACAACGCTTCCTCATGCTGCACCAGGTCCAGTACATCTTGCTCGTTTTCCCATACTTCTTGGCGTGTCCATGCTTATAAAAAGGGTTTTCCTCTCCGAATTTTTGGGGATACACTTTTCCAGACATGCCTCATTCTAACACTTCTTTCCAGTCCATTAACACCCTTGCCCGGTCCAGGCCCCGTTGAGAAAGCAGATATACCCGTGACTCGGTGAAATAGCCCTGACCACGTTGTTTGCCGACATCAGGAGTTGATTCGTGTCCGTCTGAAAAGATGAGACTCCTATATCCTTCCCGTTCATCAGTACGTTAGTCCCCACTAACGTCCATACCGCTCCTGAGGGGTCGGTAAGCTGAGCTAAAGGAGGTACTGTAGACCCCGCTGGGCTTGCTGTAGAGGGGCTAGGAGGCGCTATCGGGGGTGGGGTGATAGTAGGGGAAGGGGTAATCGTTCCTGTGAGCGTTTGGAGGTCCGGAGCCCACGAGAACTGCCCCGTAGGACTTGTAGCTGAGTAGATCATCTGAACGACCAAAGGTCTACCAGCGGGGACGGTGATAGGACTTTGGAGCATCTGAGTCACCGTGATAGTCGAAATCCAAGAAGCCTTGGGACTTCCCTTCACCCTGAAACCTGAAATGACCATAGGGGAGGTAGTCTGACCGGGGAAGGTCGCCTGGACCACAATGGGGGTCAGTGCCAGGGGTAGGTTGACTGTCTGAGCCTGCCCCGCGATTTCTGAAACTGTACCCGTGGAAGAAGTCTTAACCGGGACCAGCGTGAACAAGCTCGTCGCTTTCCACGGCATATCGAAGGTCACTACTCCAGTCTGTCCGAACACCATTTCGGAAAGACTTAGCATAAGCAAACCACAAACGATCTTCTTCATCACGGCGTTTTACCCTCTTGTGAACTTCTGCAACGCAAGTCGTACAGCCTATCAGATTGGTCTTCCCAGGATAGAGGTCGATCTTCCCCGGCTTCATATAAAGCCCACAGAAGGCGCATATCCCTAACCTCGATCTCCCCGGATGAAGATGGTTTCTCAGTCCGGGTCTTTTATCAGACCAGTGGGCTATCGGTTCCCCTCGGCCCCTTGGACCTTTTCATACGTCCTCATCCCGGCTATACCAAGCATGGGAATCAGAAGTCCCATCAACGTCCCCACATCCAAGGGAGGGAGTTTCACCCCGAATATAGCGACTAGAGGAAAGACGAGATATTCAATTCCTAGACCCGCAACGCAAATCCATCCTACGGCGGGTCGCCAGCCTGCCACCCACCAGTTTGTAGACCCTGCTTCAGCGAGATTGACCTGTAATTGACCGGCCAATAGCTGAAAGTCCTGAGTCGCTCTCAGGGTCTCGAAAGCGGCTTGAGCTTGAGCCTTTTGGTTGGCATCGGGGAAGATTTTGTCTATCGTGGTCTTGATTAAATCAGAGACCGCAGAGATAGGGTCGAGGCTCATTTGTCCGCCTTACCATTAAGTTGAGTGAGGATATTTACCTGAACGTCGGAAATCTTCTCCGAGAGCCGAGAGACCCCGCCGTTGAAGTCCTTGATGATCCCATCGAACCTCGAAGCATCTAACTTGTCGTGATTTTCCATCTTCTCAAAGAGTTTGATGATGGACTCACGAAGATCGCTCCGACTCTGCTTGGCATCTGCGAGATAGGATGAGAATTCCTCTTTCGAGAGTTTAGCTTTCATGTCGTCCGCCATATTCTTCCCTAACCACCCTAGGATAGTGACAAGGACGCCCAGTGCGCCAGTCGCTATCCAGTGATAGAACTGTAGTTCAGTCATTACTAACCCCTCGTATTAACTGCTTATTACAAGCGGAGGTCTGTTACCCAGCGCACTTACCAAGACTCGGCTGGCCGATCCGGGGCCAACTGGTCAGGATTCTTTATAGGACTTAGCACCCTCTTTGTAGAGTCTGATCGTTTCCTCAGCTTTCATCGCTGCGATGATTTTTGCCGTTTCCAGCAATTCATCCATCCGGCTGTTTACAGACTTGTGTGTCTTGTAAGCCTGTACGAAAGCAGCACAGGCAAAGATCGTTGCCGGGAGAGCAGTAACTACATTTATGATTATCACCTCCCAGTTCATGCCAATCCTTGTGTATAGGGCTCCCCTGCCACCTTCGTCAGAGTCTCTTTTCTCATCCTTGGGTCGATACTTAAGTGACACCACGACCCGTATTCAAAAATAATTTGGTCATAAGGAATTATCGACTCAGCAATCGCCTTACAGACTTCCAGAGGCGTACCGAAAGAGGGGCAGGTAATGTCGGCTGCGTAACCCTCCATATGTGCGCTAGTAGTTGATCCTCCGATAGCAGCGTTGACCTTTGGGCTTCGGAAAGCCGAGGTAATGTGCAGCGGTCCAAGTAACTGTTGAACTCTCTCAAGACTCTGAGCAAGTTCTGTGAGATTGGCGATCTGTTCGTCATTTGGTGTGTTGTCCAGCCCTTTACGAATAGCGGTTTCGGAGAAGGTCAACTGCTCAAGGGAGAAACTATTGCTGAGATTCATTCTTATCTTTCGGTATTGCTTCCTGAACCAACCAAGGCACTTCAGAGTCAAGGAACGCTTGTAACTTCTCTATCTCCCTCTTGTGAAACTCTATGTCCCTCAATACCACTTCTAGAAATGTCATTATCCGACCCTCGACGTTTCACGAAACAAGTTTGCTCCACCGTCATACATCAGAGTGAGAACTCCAAGCCCAGCGCCTCCAGAAACATAATCCGCCCCGGTAGAGGTCAAAATTGGCCTGAAGGTTGTCGATGCCGCTTGGTTGTTTTTCACAGTCACAGCCCCGCCCTCAAGAAAGATTCTGAAAATATCTCCATCTACCCAGCCCACATTGTTGATGAGATTTATTTGCGTTGTTGCTGTTAGAGCAAAGTTGTTTCCATCCATGCCCAACGTAAGATTATTTGCCGTGGCAACATTGGCCCCTCTTTGAGTCCTACGACGAGAGCCGAATTTAGGCGATACCCATTCGGTGTTGGTGCCATTGTCAGTAATCTTTCCTGCGGAAGCTGGGTCAACTTCAAGTTTTGTAAAAGAAGCACCGGAATCAATCTGAATATCCTGTCCAGTATTAGCTTCACAGTCTCCTCCATAGACTTTGTTCAAGGTCGAGCCGGTTGCGAATCTAATCCCTACGCCACCATTTGCCTCGCACAAAGCGCCTATGACAGTATTTTCTACAGAACTTTCAAATCTAAGACCGTCCTCTGAATTTGATTGAACAAAAGGACAAATAATAGTGCCTGCGTTAGCGTCGATACTAGCTCCAGCGTCATGGACGTAAATACCACGTCTACCGTTGAAGGAACATACCGGCTTTATAAGAAGGAAGATATTAGAGTTAGTTCCGTCAACATCAGCACCGATACGGATACCGTCATTGCCCATTAGATTAGACATCACCTGATCGAGGATGACGTTGTTCGCTAGGACTACGATTCCGTTGCCAGTGTTTCCTGCTTGTCCGAGGACGCCACCACCCGACCATGTAGCGCCGTTGATTGTGATATTTGCGGCAGCAGTAGTCATTGTGGACTTCTTAAGCAGGTAAGAGCCGGGAAGGTCTGTAGCCGTTACCGCGCGCTTCCCTTGGAACACGAAGCGCACATTTCTCGAATGCGTGATCGTGGAACTGATGAGATAGCCAAGCGGTGCAGCCGGGAAAAGCAAATCTGATCCTGACGGACAGTTGTCGTGAGCAGCCTGTATCGCAGCTGTATCATCCGTTACCCCGTCTCCCTTGGCTCCGAACCTTCGGACACTAACAAAATTTGGCAGAGAATCATTGACAGGATTTATGATCCCGTAATTAGTAGCGCTCAACCCTGAATCTATTCCAGTGGTGTCAGAAGCTATTCCTATCGTGGTCGTTGAGGTTGAAAACGCAGAACTGGTGATCGTCGAGTAAAGCGTCCCCGCTGTGTTGACGGTCTTCAATCTTCTGCCGGTAGTGAAGACTCCGGTCTGATCCGCGCCAGAGAAGGTGAAGGTAGACCCGTTGACAAAGGTCGCAGAAAGCCCAGAAGGCACCCACTCCGTCTGAAAACTGGAAGGGTCGTTTATCCCCGAGATGTTATCTCTTGACCAATACGGAGAAGCTGGTGGGTCGGTGTCGTTTGAAGGGGCGAGGACGAACTTCGCCGGAAGTCCTGCGGGTATCCAAACCTCCCCTCCCTGATTACCCCCTGAGTCCAATACCAGTGGATTGGTCCAGGTCGGTACCCCGGTGTTGTCGGTGAACATGTTCTGCTTCGTAGAAGTCCCGGCCTGATAGCAGAACAAAAGCCCCCCAGCCGCAGGGACGTTACCCCCAGGGATGAATTGGGTCACATTCAACGGTGCTGGAGCTAGATAGACAGTGGTTGACATCTTAGGGTGTATGTATTACGATAGGGGTATGAGATACGTTCTTTTGATGCTGTTCTCCACCTCTTGCTTTGCAGGAGATTGGAGTTCCAAAGACACTTTGTGGGAAGCGGGATACTTGACATCTCTCACCATTGACTGTCTCCAAGCAAGAGACATGAATCCCAAATACAAGGAAAGAAATCCACTCCTCGGAACCAATCCGTCTAGGGGAACGATTGACAACGCATGCGCTCTTTCTGCTGTGGGGCACATGGGCATAAGTTACCTTCTTCCAGAGTCTTGGAGAAGACCTTGGCAGGTTTCCACTATTCTTGTGGAGGTTATTGTAGTCAGGCATCAATATCAGATAGGTCTAAAGCTCAACTGGTGAGTCCGTATCGTTTTAGTGTTGCACTCAATGCATTCACCGTTGAGACCAAATTATTTGGTTGTGTAGACGTAGTGAATCCGAAAACTCCGACTGTTGAAACACTACCTGTGCTAGTTACTGAAGAGATATTTGCTGCCTGAGTTGTGGCCCCTGAACCATAGAAACCTAACAATCCGGTAAACGCCGCTGTGGATGCACTTAAAGTACCAGTCTGTACGGTCAACCCGTTCAAAGCGCTCAATAGTTGAGCGAACTGAGTCTGAAATTCAATTCTAAGACCTGGAGAATTTATACCTTGTAGAGCTCTCCCGAAAGGGAAAGACACATGAGCAGCGTCAAAAACCGCATAATCAGCAGAAGTAAGACCCGAATCTAAGATTCCAGAATCTGTAAGGATTGTGATGGTCGTCGATGCGGAAAAAACCGAAGTGCTTACTACTCCGTAAATAGTCCCACCCGTATTGAATGTCCTGACCCTTCTACCAGCGTCGAAAATTGCTGTTACATCCCCACCAATAGAGAATGTGGATGTGTTCTGAAAAACTGCTGTTGGTCCTGTAACCCACTCAATAGGGACTTGTGTTGGATTTGAGTTTATCCCCGATATGGAGTCCATCGTCCAGTAAGGACTAGATGGAGGGTCGGTGTCGTTACTCGGAGCGAGGACGAATCTGTAAGTAGAGGACTGGATCAGCCATATCTCCCTTGACCCAGTGAGGTTTCCCCCTGAGTCGAGGACGTAGGGATTCGCATTCGCCACCGCACCTGAGCTTGTGGTGTAGGTGTTGAGCTTGGTAGAACTACCCGAGATGTAGGCAAACAACTGCCCACCGGAGGCCGGTACATTACCCCCAGGAATAAATTGGG